CAACAGCGTTGTACGTCGACCAGGCATTAAATCCGAACTTGGCAGCGTTTCGGTCGTTTATGTAAATAGAGCGAATCGTTTCGTGAATGGAGTCGCGTGTTTTTCTCTGGCGCTCCGTTTCTTTGGCCGCTTGAGGGAAAACTGTGTTTATAACGTCATCGAGTTTCTTTGAACCCATAGGAACTGGGATGCCCAGCATTCTCTCTGCCTCTATGGAAAACTCGCGTCCCCACGTGGATGAAAGCTTCAGTACATTGCGTGCATCTTCAATTGTGGCATCAACATTTCTTGTGTGTCTTGCTACGAACACCCTCTCCGCTTTCTGTAAGCCGAGAACCACGGTATTACTACACACAGCGCGAATGTCAGTATTTGCATAGCGAATCGGCCATACGCCGTCGTGTCCCGAACTTACGACTAGATAGCGAGCAATCTTGTCATTAACACCCTGTGGGTCAATAACGATTCCGCCCAGTTCAACAGTTGCAAAGAATCGTGCACCATTCTTTAGAACACCAACGGTATCCATTACTGCATCACCGCTTGATGCGCCGACGATAGCGAGTGCGCGCTCTAGGACTTCGCGATTCTGACGCACCTCATAACGCGTGCCGACTGTTGCCAGGGGATTAAAAGAGCCATCAGTATTCTGACGAACTGTTGCTCTGCTGTCTTCAATCATCAAAACGCTTCCGTCTGCATTGCGAATCAAATTACCTTCGTCATCAACGGCTGCTACGCGGGTGAGAATAACATCAAAGTCTGCTTCTGCGGCCTGGAGCATTGCCTCCATGGTCTGCAATCCGGCCATGGGTGTGCCAAGCCGATGCCATGGGGCTCTTCGGTCGCCGCCAAGGGCATATGCCATTCGGGCTTTTCCTTTAATTACTTCGAGTTCGTGTGCCATGTTTGTTTACCTGCATCTACCTTATCACCGAATACTCATGCACTAGGATGTCTTCATCACGCAAGACACGTTCCGACTCTCGCCGGACTTCGGACGTACTCCGTGTTTGGTGGGGTGACATCGAAATTGGTGTCACCCCACCATTTTACATTTATCGGTTATCGCCACTTCCAGTAATCACGTTTCGTTCTAGCCTGCTTTGCAGCTTCTCTATATTCTGAGCAAGAACATCGCTCATCTTGACACCGACATGACTGGCAAGCATTGCGGCATACCAAATGACATCACCAATCTCTGCTGCAATCGCGCTCTTGTCTTCGTCAGAGAATACTCCGTCTTTGTCTCGTATGACTTTTTTAACCTTGCTCGCTATCTCGCCGGATTCTGACGTAATGCCGAGAGAAAGATATTCCCATGCTTTGTCTTGTGGGAATTGGGCAAACTTTCCAGCCGAGCTCTGATACGTGTCGATGCTGTCTCTCTTCTTGTCTTCGATTGTCTTTCGAGCAAGGGCTAGCGCTTCGGAATCTTCATTTGGTGTTGACATTTGCAATCGCCTCCTGTATTTTAGATTTTGCTACACACTACAAGGGGGTACTCACCTATGCAAACATTCGTTCCGTATCAATCTTTCGAGCAATCAGCGGCGTGTCTTGATTATCGCCGCTTAGGCAAGCAAAGAGTTGAAACACTGCAGATTATCAACAGTCTGACCAAGCCCGGTTACGGGTGGTCAAATCATCCCGCTACCAAGATGTGGGTAGGTCATGAAGCGGGTCTTTGTGCCTATGGGCTGGCTATCTGTGCCGACTGGATTAGTCGTGGCTACAAGGACACCTGCGCCGAGAAAATGCTTGCAATTGTGACTCCAGACACATCTGATTTGCCTACCTGGTGGGGAGATGAAAAAATTCACGCTAGCCACCGTGCTAATTTGCTTCGAAAGTTACCGGAGCACTATACTCAATTTGGATGGACAGAAAACCCGGAAATGCCCTACGTTTGGCCTCGATTGGTTTGATAATTATTATGGCAACCTTAAGCCTCTACGTTGCCCTGGTTGTCGCGTCCCTCAAAAATACCTACAAACGAATACGCGGCTAATCACTGGGGCTAGTAGCTCAGTGGTTAGAGCAGCACTCTTATAAGGTGTTGGTCGCGGGTTCAATTCCCGTCTAGCCCACAAAGGAATGTATGAATAACACCGTTGATGAAGTAACACAAGTACTCATGGAGGAATACTTCGGTATTGGTTCCACGCCAGAAACGGCGCTTGACTCTCTGGCGGACGATATGGCCCAGAATCGCATTGACATTGGGGTCTTTGACTGCACTCCGTTCGAGTTCATGCAGGCGGTCGGCAATGTCTTAAAGCGAATCCACGCCGGCAAGAAGCACGAAACAGCCCACTGGCAACAAGAAGTGCTTGCTGCCCACAACAAACCGGAGGAAGAAGATTGGTGGTTTGCAATTCGATGAAACTAATCGCTAAAATGACTGGTTGCATGGCTCTTCTTGCAATTATGTTCTCCATAATCACATGGTATATCTCGGAGTGAAACATGAATGAGCTACAACTACAGATAGAGGAACTTAAGAAAAAAATAGTTCCTGAATACTGGAAATCAATAGATGTAGACGAAGGCTGGTATCAGCTGGTCGTAGATTGCGATAAAGAACTAACCAGAGTGGACCCGAACTACCAGATTTACCAAGTCAAGGAAAAGTTTGGCGGCCTTCGCTTCTACACAAAGCCATCAAATATGGATGACAAACATACACTGATACAAATCGGTAATATCATCTCCAAATACGAAGATATCGCATGGAAAACATGTAGCGCCACAGGCAAACCAGGTGTTCTTATGAAGTCAATCGGTGGATGGCGCAAGACGTTGAACCCGGAGTATGCGGAAAGTGCGCTTCATTACGCTGGATATTCGATAGTAGAGCAAAGTGAAATCAAACTAGATGACAAGGGCCTGTAGCTCAGTGGTCAGAGCAGGGGACTCATAATCCCTTGGTCGTGGGTTCAATCCCCACCGGGCCCACTAAATCAGAGTTGCAGAACTCATAAACAATAGATATCATGGGAGCTATGAAAAAGATAAGCAGTAATGTCTAACTTTACAAAAGCGGAAATCAAAGCGTTATTCGCAGAACTAGAGAAGCTAACTACCAATATGGACATACCGATATTCAGACGGACAGATGCGGCGTGGCTTCTCCGTAATGCTTCGATAAACAACGAGGACCACAAGAATTTGCACAAGGTGCTAAAAATTGCCAAGATACTTGCAGGGGAAAACAATGGATAACTTTGACGATTGGATGGCACACGGAATCAAAATGGGTTGGGCTGGTCCACCGGTGTGCTACACACACGATGGTCTGCCAATGTCCGAAGAAGAGGATGAAGAGTTTCAAGAAGGCGACCCGTGTATTCATATCGTTCGCCTATACGAAGACCCGGAACATAAATCAGCAATTGAAAAAGACCACAGCCCTTCGCAGTGGAGAAACATTTACAAGGAGGAAGACAATGGATAACATCTCGGTTGAGGAAGTCAAAGAGCTTCTCGACGACATGGTCAGGCAGGGCTTTATCGAAACCATGATTGACGATGATGGCGTCGAGCGCTACAGGCTCACCGAACTCGGTCGCCTGGAAATGGCTTTTCACTCGGAATGAGCGTTAAATGCTCAGCATGTGGAAATGATGTGGATGGAGAATCCGTCAATCATCATCTTCCGGATGCGGGTTTTGTTTTGCCATATCAAGAGTTCGGTTACTACGGCGGGTTTACGGACACATTCGATGACTACTACGAAAAGCCACGTGAATGGCTTATGTGTCACGACTGTGTCGTCAAGCTGCTGGAAACCTTCCCGCTTCTCGCTCAGACAATCCCTCGTGGTGAACATCCATGCGACAGAGAGATTCCATGTTGCAACTGGGCTTGGCGTAGTCATGAAGACGGATTGCAATTCGGCAAAGATGGCCAATGGGTAAATGACTAGGCAGCGACTATTCCTGGATATCAACTGCTTGGAAGCAGCCAGACAGCGAATACGGCACGTCTACGACACCTTTGACACTGTCTGCGTACAGTTCTCCGGGGGCAAGGATTCCACTGCAGTCCTATACCTTGCTAAGGAGATACATGACGAACGAGGCCTGGGGCCGGTAAAGGTCATCTTCCGCGATGAGGAGATGGTTAGCCCGATGGTTCTGGATTTCGTAGAGAAAGTCCGCAACTACGACTGGGTGGAAATGGAGTGGTATTGCCTCCCAGCAAGCGCAGAGGTCTGGGTATTAGGCCGAAGGGAGTATTGCCTCCTCTGGAGCCCTTACAGAGCGTCTCAGGGCCGTCTGACGCGTGATATGCCCTCATGGGCTATCCGTGCAGAGCACTTCGGCTTGGACCCCTCTGAGCCCATCCCAGAGCCATACGACTACTACATGATGCAAGGCAAGGTGGGTCGCACAGCGTTCATCACGGGCGTCCGCGCGAATGAGTCCATGATGCGTTATCGCTCCCTTGTCCAGAAGTTACATGAAAACTACATCGTGACGCCATACCGCCTGAAACGCTCCATCCCGCTTCGCTTTGCAAAGGTCATTTACGACTGGACTACCGATGATGTCCTCAAGTTCATATCTGAAGAACACAATGCCGAATACTGCGAGTACTACGACGCTGCGGCTCTTACCGGTTCCAATACGCGCGTAGGTATACCGCTCCACTCTGTCGCGATTCGTCGCCTCGGTGATGTGGTTGCTACGGAGCCGGAGTTCTATGACCAGCTTTACCGTTGTTGGCCACATATCGATGCTCAGCGCCGTATTTGGGCGGACTTTGACTTGGAAAAACACATCATGCAGTATGCAGATGACGGGTGGGACGGTGTACGCCGTTGTCTAGAAGAAAATATTGTTACTCCGGGTTTGAACACTCGGGCAAAAGCGTACTGCGCGGAGTTCCGTCGCAAGCACGCCAAAGACCCGCGGTCTTACCCAATTCACTGGTTGATACGAAACCTCCTTATTAGCGAATTTGCGAGTCGAGCAGTAACACCAATTGGTCCGGGTACACGTGCGTACACAATCCAGCAGGAGATAGAAGCGGAATGAGAGATTTCGAAGAACTAGACGGTGATGAACTTGATTACTGGCTGGAGATGGCAACTGAATATCTTGTGGCACATAACATAATTCCGTTGAGCGACGAAGTGTGGGCTACGGATAAGTACATGGATAAGATTTACGCAAAAGCAAACGAGCTATGGGAGGATGAGCAGTGACAACGAGGGACACCTACGATTTGGAGCAAGCAGAACTGCTCGACTCTTTTGAGCGCATGAAGGAAGTTTGGCAAGAAACCGCAAAACAGCATGCGGCGATTCAGGTAAGTTTCTGGAAAGAGCTTGAAGACTTTAAGGCTTGGTGGGAACTTGAGAAGATTTCTTCTTTGCCCGAGGCTTAATACCAAGAGCCTTGTTACACCTTGCGATTTCTTTATCCAGAGCAATAATCTCTTTGTGTATTTGCGCTAACTCTTTCTCAAGCTGAGCAATTTCTGCATCTAGGTCTTTTGGCATAACTGCATCATACATCGAACACGTTGTTCTGAGGAAAAGCAATCCTTCTTGCTGATTCCGGGTCAAGGTATACCAAAACGTACAAGAGATTCATACCCTCTCCTTCATCACCAATCACAACATCGATAGTCTCCGGAGAAACTGCCAATGCATTCGCTAGGCCGGCACGTATAAAGCCAATCTCCTGTTCTGTCTGAGCAATGTCTTCTGCGATGTCGTCAATCCACGGCACCTCGATGGGCGGGTCAACTATTGTTGGTCGTGCCAAACTGCTAAGCATCGATTCTGCTAACCCGGCTTTCACGCAATCAAGGCAAGCAATCTTCTTGGTTGATGCGGCGCGTTTGCGTATCTCCTTGTGACCGCAATCGAGCTTATGTATGTACTGAACCTTGCTCCACTCACCGGTCTTGATTATCTCAACCACGGAGCGCTGTGGAGCGCTCTTACGGTTACTGCTCATTGAGGATTTGGTCTACGAACGCATCAAGATGAAGCTGTTCAACGATGTCGACAACACTCATGTTCTTGCCGTTTGGGAGCTCCACATAGGTTTTGCACAGTTGGTCAAACACATGGTCCTCGGTAAGCAGCTCCGTTGAACTTGCGGCAACAACGAATGTCTGTATTGCCTGTTTGCAGGCCGGCACGAACTCGACGGAAACGGGCGGGTAGTGGTTGCTCGTTAGATGCCACTCAAGGGCCTGTTCTAGTTCGGCATATTGCGCTGCGTCGTAAGCGTTTAGGTATCCCATTATTGCTCACCGATTCCTTCCTTTAAGAAGTCCAATACTATCTGCTGTGCGCTTGCGGTTTCATTAATCTCAGTGCCCTCCGTTGCCGCGTTGACAACCGAGCGTTTTGAATCAATTAAGTCGAATATCTCTTGGTCTATTGTTCCGTTGGCAATCATGTAAGTTGCCATTACAGAGCCTTTCTGACCGAGCCGGTGACAACGGCTGTATGTTTGGTCTACGTCCGCGGGCGTCCACGGTAACTCCACAAACAAAACATCTTGTGCTGCGGTAAGAGTGTGTCCGGTCTTTGCGGCCTGCATGGAGAGAACAATCACCGGAGCCTCATCGATGCTTCCTGTTTGGAATTTGGCTTTATGTTCCTGAACGTCCTCAACGGCCATGCCACCTTGAATCTTTAGCCCGCAATAGTGGTCGGCAATCATGTCCACGATTTCTCTATGGTGAGCCGCGACAACAACCTTGTCTCCGGATGCAATCTTGCCGTCAATCCATTCGAATACCGACTCCATCTTGGCTTTCGCGGCTAAACGGCGTAGTACCGATATCCGAACAAGGTGTTCGTTGGCTTCTGCACGAATCTTTGCGTGTACTGCGGCGTTCCAGATTGACGTACCCATCTCGAGAGCGACTTCTTTGGCTCGTCGGGTGATGTACTCGATAATGTCACGACGCGCTTGTTCATACTCTTTCATTCCGGCCGCAGAACCCGACACAACAACCTTGGAGTGGCGAACTGCGGGTAGGTCTAGAAGCACTTGGTCTTTGGTCCTACGGATGTAACACGTTGCACGGAGAGCGTCGTTCAACTCTTCTAGGTTTGTCGCGCCATCTATATGCCACTGTCCAAACCGGTCACGGAATGCGCCACAGTACCGTCGGTAGAAACCCCAAAGTCCGCCAAATTTATTTAGTTGTCCGAGAATGTCGAGTTGCGGTCCAAACTCGGCTGGCCTATTTGTTATCGGCGTGCCGGTAAGACACAGTACAAGTCCATCCTTATCGGCTGAGCGCGCCATCTTGATGGCTGACTTTGTTCGCTTTGCGGTCGGTGTCTTTGCATAATGCGATTCGTCGAATACGTAACTCGTGAATCCGGTTAGCGACTTAACCCAGTGGTCGATGTTCGAATACCCGACAACAATTACATCAAACTTGTTTCGGTCGGGAAACTCTGAACGATTGGCTACGGTACCAACGCTACGGTGTGGAAGCCACTTATTGAATTCATCGCGCCAGTTAAGGACAAGTCCGGGTGGACACACGATGACCGCCGGGAAAGCATCCGCGTACTCAAGTGCTGCAATTGCCTGGATTGTCTTACCTAGCCCCATGTCGTCGGCAATAAATGCACGTTTTGCGTTTGTCGCGTAAAGCACGCCGGCTTTTTGATACGGGAGAAGCTCGCCATTGAGCGAAGGCAAATCCAGCTCTGCAGAAGTCGATTTTGCGGCTGCTATCGACTCCGTCCGCGCGGCTTCTATCTGTGTTGCCATTTCGCTTATTTCACTTGGGACTTCATACCCAAAGGATTCCGCGAAACCGATTACAGAACGTACTGCGGTTAATGGAGCCTTCCATGCTTTTGACTCAGCGTCCCACGTAACTCCTGGTACTCCTTTTACTGCTCGAACGCGTACTGGGTCATAGCTAAAGCTCATGAACAACCAATCGTCCAAGTGGTAAACACCAGTTCTTTGAACCGTTTTATCGGGAAGCGTAAAAGTCAGCACGTCGTTGTCAATGTGAAAGTTGTGTTTGCTGGCGAAATCGCGTGCTTGCTGGAGACTTGACATCGGAACTCGCCACACACGGCTTACCTTGTCCCACTTTGCGCCGTCAATCTTCTTGATTTCTGTGACCTGCGCCGCGTCATACGGGAAGTCAAACACCAAATGGTCGTTGGAGAGGGCGAGTGTTTCGGGCATCAACGTCATGATACAACTTGCGGGGCTCCAATACAAAGCCCGAAAACCAGATGTTGTTGCGCTGAGTTCTTCGGACTGACACGAGGCGACCTGAGCGAACGCAAAGAAAAAGCCCGCCTGCGGGGGGCGCAAGCGGGCTTCTTGTTTTCTTTTGCTGGCTGTTTTATGCTGCCATTATTGCGAGAAAAATCATGGTACAAACTACGGTATACGACACGCTAACTCCCTTCTTGTAGTGGTCAAAACGATAGTAGCCACTTGCTTAGTAGTTGTCAAGCATTGACCTTCGTCACAGACACGAACACAAAAGTGTGCAAATGGTCACAAAAGTATGTTATCGGTATGGTTCCAAGACTTACTCATCCGTCTCGGTCTTGGCTGTTAGAGCGAGTCTGAACGAGTCAGCACTGTATCGGATGACCAGCGGGTCAGTTCGTAGCCGAGCGAGTAGCAGCGTGAGGAAACATTATTCAAAGCACCTTCCAGCGCATCAGTTTTTTCCTCTGTCCATGTTGATTCGGCTGCTTCGGCTTCGGCTGCCTCCACTAGGGCTATCAGTCGGCTTAGAACAAGTTTGACTTCGCTTGCTCGCTTCGTCAGTTTCGTAATGTCGGTTTTTGTTGTCATGTGTCAATACTAGGGGCATTTATCGCCCATGTCAAGTTCTAGACTGTGCAGTTAGGCACACCCACCTGACCACCCACCCGTCGGACTTCTCGACCTGCTTGCCGCCTTGGCCGCCAGATGGGACTGGGGACAGCGCACACGGGCGGGACTCCCGTGTGCGCTTGGTTCTTCTTCTGACGGTGGCGTATGAAGGGCGTGAACGGGTACAGCAGAAAGGGCGAGCGCACCTTTCGGCACGCTCGCCCTATTCGGGGGGGGTGTTAGCCGTCAGAATTCCGAGGCTAGTTGTATTGCTAGGTGATTTCCATTGCTAAGATGAGCAAGCATTAGCTCGTGAACCGAGCGCAATTCGCAATGCAATGCAATGGCGTCACCCAAAGCGATTGCCTTGTTGAGCGCCGTAGCGCATTCCGACAAGTGCGACACTAGCAATGAACATTCGGCTGTGAGGCGTTCTGCATCGCCGTCTTCGACAATGTATTCGCCCGCATATCCGCTGAATTTCATTAGATACCCCCTTTCTGCTCACCATTCTAGGGGCATAAGTACCCCACGTCAAGTTTTATTAGTGAGACATTGGACACACTGCTATTCTGTGTCGGGCGTCACACAGTCCTATCGTGTGTCAGCGGTCACATCTTACGTGTCGGGCGTCACACAGCCCTATTATGTGCCGGCGGTCACACTACGTGTCGGGCGTCACACTACGTGCCGGCGGTCACAACCGGCGAACAAGTGTTCGGTCGGCAGCGAGTTGGGGAAATTTTCCGCCGCCGGCTTCCGGCTCGCCGTCGCGGGGACATCGCAATAGCGGGGCTGCGATGTCCCCGACGACTTCTTCTGACGGTGGCGGAAGACGGACGTGAACGGGTACAGCAGAAAGCCCCACCTGCCGTTGGGCAAGTAGGGCTTTCGGGGGGGGTCGTTGTGATTATTGTGCTTGCTTTATTGCTTCGGACGCATCAAGGATGGCATTTTCCATTACTTTATGCGTAGCCGTTGCGAACAATTCAGCGAGCGTTGCTGGCAAAGTGACTAGGTACTTTAGGATTTCTACCTGCTCATCTTTCAGCAACAGTTCTGTGGTGTCGTTGCTAATTTGCTCAAGCATTTCGGCAATAGACATACACTCATCCGCTATCTCTGTAAGCGTTTCTGCTGGTGTTTGGCTCATTTTCCCCCCTTTCTGATACCTATTGTATGGGGCACAAGTACCCCACGTCAAGTTTATTTCACGTGACATTGGGCACACGCCATTTTGTGTCGGGCGTCACACTTGCGCTTGGTGTGTCGGCGGTCACGTCCTGCGTGTCGGGCGTCACACGGCCCTATCGTGTGTCGGTGGTCACAACCCTGTGCCCCCGGTCACACCGCGTGCCGTCAGTCACACCGGCGAACAAGTGTTCGGTCGGCAGCGAATCCGGAGAACTTTTCCGCCGCCGGCCGCCGGCCAGACTTCGCGGGGACATCGCAATAGCGGGGCTGCGATGTCCCCGACGGACTTCTTCTGACGGTGGCGGATGACGAAGGAACTGAGTTGCTGAAACAGTTTTGGATACACGAAGTCGGCTTTGATGTCGGGAAGCAAACATCCAAGTCAGGTTGTTGGAAACTTTCTTGACAAACCGCATCTCACTTGCTAACACGGAACGTGCGAGGAACTCTGATGGCGTCAAACACGAGAGTCCCGCCAAAACCAGAACCAAACCAAAAACCACGAGTGGCTGAGTGTTCTTGGGCAACAAAAAACCCGCCCCTTCGGGCGGGCTAGTTGATTTTTACCCTGCTAGTAGAACTAAAAGGCAAAAAAAGATTACATAAGTTGTGGCTTGGGACAAAACATCACCCCCAATTCTCCTTTTTCCATTTTTCCCACTCTTGTTGCTTTCGCTCTATGTAGTCACCGAGCGGTATTGCGATAAGAATTGAGACGGCGATTATTTGATGTATCTTCACTTCACCCCCTTTACTTTTCTATTTAGTAAAGAGTAGTAAGTGGTACGCAGATAGTCAAGCACTCCCACGCACTTCTGTCAAGTTACTACCAAGGTCATGCGTCACAGGCTTTGACCACCGAGAAAGTTGATAACAGGTCGGGTCTAGCCGTTCATGTGTTCGCAATTGACGACATCACGAGTTCTTCGCCTGGGACTGAGGACACCCCCGTTTGGTAGCGGGGCTGCCAGACGGGGGTCATCTTCTACCGACGGTGGGGCATGAGTCCCTTCCGTTCGACCTGATGAACACCTGTGGGCGAACACCTGTTTGTTCCAACCGATGTGACGAACTTCATGTCGTACAAGTTGCTTTTTGTCCCATCTACGGGCTAGCGTGTTGCTATGGCAACACGCCACCTTACACACGACACCGAGACGGCTGTTTTAGAAGTCGCCAAGGACTTTTGGCTTCGTGAGGTCGTGCCCGTGACCGTACCGAACGCCTGCATACTGGCTTCTCGTATTCTCACGGTTGCCCTAAACAAGTACGGGGTCGCTGCTAACGCAACCCAGCTTGACGCTGTCTGCTGGAACGATGAGGGCTACCGCCTACGCAATGACGTAGTTGCTTCCCGAGAGAGCAAGACCGCTTGGTCAGTAGGCGTAATGTCTAAACCGAGTGACCAATGGATTACCAATGAGATTGCTTCGGGTCGTAATCCATTTGAGCGAGATTTCTTTGGACACCTTGTAGTGGAGACTGAGCACCACTTCATTGACTTCACTGCTGGTCAATTTGACCGCCCTCAACACGGCATCGTGACTGGTTCACCCCTCATCGTGCCCAACTCCCATCTCGTAGAGACAAAAGACGGGTGGAAAGTACCGATTATCAAGGGCGTCTACACGATTCGTGACGCCAAGTACCCTGCCTCACCACGCAATGCACCCGACTGGCACACGAACTACAAGCGTGATGCCAAGCGACTGATTGACGAACTACGCCCATTGTTGGGCTAGTTCCTCGCTTTTCCCCTTCCGTCTGGCTGATGTCGCGCGCCTGCGCTTTGCCGCCGCAACCGCGTGAGAGGAAACTGATGCGATTTTCTCTCATGGCTTCTTCGGGTGCGGGGCTGTCATGTCTTTCCAGAGTTCTTCTTACGACGGTGGCGGATGAACGGGAATAGCAAAACGGGCAGACACACTCGCAGTGAGTGCGCCTGCCCGTTAGTCGGGGGTTCGCTGTGTGGTTACTGGCTAAGTATCAGTGCGATAACAAACACGACGATTACCGTCGCTATCACTCCGAGTCTTCGTCTAGTGCGTAACGAACGGTGTAGCCACGCCCCATTGGGACGTCGTGGTGCGCTAAGTTCAGGTGCAACACTTCTCCCGATAGTTGCCAGCGCAGACGCCAAGTGTCATTGACTGTGACCGCACGGATGAAGTCGGGAATGGTTTCCGCTGTGAACTCTCCCGATACCGAACGATTCCATAGTGGCAGTCCGTCAATCGTGAAGTTGCAGGTCGGGTTGGCGTCGTACCATCCCTTTATTCCTTCTGTGAAGTGAAAAACGGCAGTCTCCCAGCAATCGCCATAGCAATAGTCTGCAGGCTCATCCGTGCACTCTTCCTTTATGGGGTCATACTTCATGCAGTCGCAACTGTTTTGGATTACTCCATCCCAGTCACTCTGTGTTTTGGTTGTTGTCATGCGCTAAGAATAAGACATAAGTAGTACTTTGTCAAGTCATGTCGTGTGTGCTTGTGGTCACGCTTGAGGTTCAGCCGGCAGTCGGTGTCGCCCCAGCCGGCAACCGGACTCTCAGTCGCACGCCGGCTCTCCGGACGCGGGGGGGGTCAAGCTGCGGGGCTGTCAAGTCCGACGGCATCTTCTACCTTCTGACGGTGGCGTATGAGCCGACACGAGCAACAACGGCGAACGGGTACGAACGACAACGGGCGCACCTACCGAATTGGTAGATGCGCCCGTGTTGGGGGTTGGTTTGGGGATTTGGCTAGTGCATTACTTCCAAGTAGATAGGTCAAGCACCACTTCTGCGAGTTGGTCGCAGTAGATGTGCGACTGTTCCGCTTCTACGACTTCCGTGTGTGCCATTTTCCCTGTTTGTATGTAGCGGATACGCTTGACTATGTAGGTGTCTGAATAATCAAGCACCACTTCTATGCGTCGGGTTGAGGTAATCGGCAGGATTACGCCGACTGTCTCGCCTTCCTTATCTTCTAGGCAAGCCATACGCCCGCCCGATACGGCAAGCACTACCATTTTCCCGATTTGGTTCATTACTTCGCTAGTGTCGCACGGTCGCCCGTCACGCACTATGCCTATTAGGTGACAAGACGAACTGCCCTTGCCCCATTTGAGTGTGTTTGTCATAGTTCTATCGTAGGGCAGTTGTGGGTCTTTGTCAAGTTTCTAATCTGTGGTTGTGGTCACGGCGCAGGTTTCTGCTCTCAGGTTGCGAGGTTCTCCGCCGCTGCCGCCAGACGGCGACTGGGACTGGGGGCGTTGGCTAGCGGGGCTGGCGAACGCCCCCAGAGTTCTTCTTACGACGGTGGCGTATGAGTTGCGTGAATACACAAAAAAACCGCCTAGTCATTACGACTAGACGGTTCTTCGGGGGTGGTTATTCGTTGGTCAGTTGCTCACTTCCCAAACTCCTTCTGCTTCATTTAGAACATTTTCTTCAATGTTCCATTCGCTTTCTTCCCAACGGATTTCTTCTTTCATAATCAGTGCGATTTTGTCTGTAAACTCTCGCATAATCGCTTCCGCTTGTTCTTTGCTATCCGCTTTTATTTCCGTGATAGCGATAGATAAGTCTGTTGAGTAGTACTTTTCTACGCTCATTTCCCCCCTTTCTTTTACTAGTTTTTAGGACAGTCCTCGTATGGGTTTTCATTACCCTCGTTATCCTCGCACGGACACCAACCGAATAGTCCTACTTGTGTTTCGTGCGTGAGTTCGGCTAAGTCTCCCCAAGACGGCGAGCCACCGAGTTGGTCTATGACCAAACTCCAATAGTCCACGAATAGTTTTTCTTTTCCGTTCACTATTGTTATTTTAGGACATAAGTATCCCTAAGTCAAGTTTTGTGGCAACAGTCACATTACATTTCTCGGCGCAGCGAACCTCAATAAGTATGAGAGAGAGGAAGTTATGCCAACGGACGACAACCGAACATACGAACAGATAGCAACCGAGACCTGCGAGTTGATTTGCGCTCTACAAGACGCTGTTGGGGTTCTTTTCCCTTGGCGTATGTATGACTGCGACAAGATAACTGTATCCAACGACACCATCAAGTTGCTTCTCGAAGCCATCAGGGACTGAACCTGCTCGACCGGACATCCGGTTTTGTAATCCAGCGGGGCTGGCAAGTCCCTGCCTGAGTTCTTCTTTTGACGGTGGCGGATGACGGGCAAAAAAATAAGGGGCGCACCTGCCTTTCGGCAAGTACGCCCCTTTGGGGGTTGGCTATCAGTAAGCGAGTGTGCGAGTGAGTAAATCTTTTACTAGGGCGTTGTTATCAACCCAGTGGTCAATGTTGCGAACTACCTGAGCCTCAAACTCGGCAAACGACTTATCGCCATAGCGCCCAACTGGGTTGGTGTGGATTACCTGCGCTGGATACTCAGGGTTGAATACCTCAAACGCAGTGACGGTGAACCCTACGCTCGGTTGCCATACGACACGGCGTATCGTTGCTTCGTACTGCTTGCGCTTGGAGTTGTGGCTGAACTCAAGTTCTACCTGCTCACCCCATAGGTCTGTCTCGCCCATGCGCTGAATGTTCAGGTCTTGCGACTGCCAGACATAAGTAACCTTTCGGTCACGCTCTTGGCGCTTCGCTCGTGGGAATACTGTAATCACTTGCTCTCCTTTTCTAGTAGGTGAGGTAAGTGTACCTGCTATGGCATACGACTGTCAAGTTATTGCGCTGGTCGTGCGTCACACACGGCTGGCGAGGCGAGTTGGCTGCGAAGGTCGCACCTGACGACGGCTGCGGCGACGGGGACATCACTCGGCGGCCCCGCGCCCGCCGACCAACCCACGTTCATCTTCTTGTGACGGTGGTGGATGAATAGAAAAAGCCCCCACCCACATTTCTGCGGATGGGGGCTAGTTCGTGGGGATTACTTTGTAGCGAACGCACCTTCGTATCGGTGTTCACCAATAAAAGAGATGGCTTTGTCGCCCTCTATCTTGTAAGCGAAGATGGCTTTGTCGCCAAGTACATAGACATACTCTGCCCATGCGAACTCGGTGTCACTCTGCGTGAACCACTTTACTGATGTTATGTCGTTGTGTGCTTCGCCATACCCTTCCACTACCTTCCACTCGGTTTCACGAGTTTCGTAGTTCGGGTCAATGACAGACCATGAAAGGTTGTCGTGGAGAAGTGTCTGTCGGACTTTCTCTACGCCGTCACGGATTACGAGTTCCGTGAGTTGGGGTATCTTGACTGATGGGTAGCCATCCCAATGAGAGTAGCGACCACGCCACCCATCACCGAACGGTTCAGCGATAATGCTACGAGTTGCCATTTGCCACTACCTCGCCTTCGGTTTCCCATTTGGATACTTCTTCCATGACATCATTGAGCGATTTCATAACAGCGGTAATTCTGTCAAATAAATAGTCTTTGATGTCTTTGCTTACGACAACCTTACGAGTTTCCATTTGCTACCACCTTGTCCAATGATGTGTCCCATACGGATACGGGGATTTCTTCATAACTGTCCAAGCCCTCAATGAGCGAGAGAGTAGAACCACAGTCCCAAGTGACTGATAAGACGGTTGCGCCCCAAAAGTCCACAGATTTATTGGTGACAGTTCCCTCGTCGCCCGCTTTCAGGCGGGTGTACGGGTCATCCGTTGAGATTAGACGAATACGCATCACAGACCTTTGAGAAGTTCTGCTGGCTTTACGCCTACGGCTTCACACAAGCGGAACAAGGTGTCAAGGTTTGGTGCGAAGTGTCCGTTCTCAATGCGGTTCACGGTCTTGCGGTCAATGCCTGACGCTTTTGCGAGTTCCTCTTGCGTTAGTTCGTTTTCCAGTCGCAGTTCGTACAAACGCTCTGCGACTATTTTTTCTTTCTTTGTCTTTGTCATTTTCTTTCCTTTTTTGTTTGGTTGGTTATTGGTATTACATCTAACAGATAGAGAAGCCACCGCAAGTTTTTAGAAAGCGAGCGAAGTTTTTGATGTTGTCTTTATCTATGGAATAATCTGCGGCGTAAGGTTCTCTCTTGCCTAAACCATTACACGCATTACAGCGTTGCTCAAACATTGTTTCGTCTTTTTTGGGTTTGACAGCCGTGTATTTAGGAAGTTTGTCGCCCTTCATACCAGCCAAGAAATTGTATGTCCAAGCAGAGCGTTCTTCGTCGCCCTTTTTGAGCCATTGACGAGTTCCAGTAGCACGACAATGTACGCATAGAACCTTTGGCAGAGACTTGATGTGTTTGATGTGCTGTTTGATGTATTTGTCAGCAGTACCGTCTTTTAGGCTTTTGTAAAGACGCTTGGAGAGTTCTTCGCTGTCTAATGCGTCAAGTCCGTCACCATCATTGGAGTAAGCGTATTTTACTTTTTCGCAGATTTCAGGTGCGATAGTTGAGCAGTAATCCCACAGAGGCGACCACCACCACACATTGTTGCGGAAGTATCCGCCTTTTTCATCTGTCGGGTTTTTGCCCATTACATCCATGCCCATTGACTGTCTCCTTTCATGTACCACAAAGATAGCGTCGTGTACCATAAAACGCAAGTCCTATTCATGTGTCTTTTGACACGGATAAAAAAGAGGGGTTGGGATAATTTCTCCTACGCAGATAGTGCTAATTCGGCAACCCAGAACCCAACGGGGCTCGCACGCAGCCAGCAAAGTTCTTCTGGCGACGGTGGGGCATGAGTTTCGTTCAGCACAGAAATCAAATGCTTGACTTTTCTAAATGACTTGACTACATTACATCTATGCGTACTTATCACTATTACGAGGTTCGCTCAATGGTTCGTTTCGTGTTTTGGGGAACGGTGGCATTGGGTTCGTTTCTGTTGGTCAAGAGTTCGGTGGATAGTTGGGATAACTATTCCTGCGAGCCAACGCAGGTAGTCGTAGAACAGTACGACACGCTTTGGGCTATCGTTGAGCGAAACTGCGAAGGCTCAATACAAAGTGCCGTAGATGACCTAGTTGAGAAGCGTGGTACGGAACTCGTACGCATTGGTCAAGTAGTAGAACTAACAAGCAAGCCCTAGGAGAGAAATGATAACCAGCCCACCTGATTTGTCTGCCTGCGACAAGTGCGACAAGCCAACCCCGTTTGGACACGGACACTACATTGGTGTTGTGTTCGGAGAAATAAGAGTATGTTCTGCGTGTCTCGCCAAAATGACAGAACACCCTTGCGTTAGCGATAAACGCTAAGTGTCGGTTTTTATCTGCGTTTTGGTAGTGATGTTGTTCTTGTTGTCTAACTAGAACAGGGTTTCTTCCTGCCCTTTGGGTGGGCTTTCCACGCATACTCGGTGTGCGTAGCGATACAGAGGGTCGGTCTGCCTGACCCCACTCGTCTTTCCAACAGGTATCCAGCAAGTCACTTGATGGTATGTTCCTGCGCCTTTCGGGTCTATCTTTGACCCACAGACGACGCATGAGTAGAGGTTCATGGGTTCATCATACCGGGGCTGTCGGGTGAAGCGCAACTTCTTCTATCCGACGGTGGTGTATGACGAACCACAAGCAAGTGGGTACAAACGAAAGGGGCGCACCTGCCTTTCGGCAAGTACGCCCCTATCGGAAGCGAGGTTGAGTTCGCTTAGTTATTCTTGGAAGTGAGTTTCGTGATAGCCGTAATCAAGGCGTCTGCGAGAGAACCTTTCGCCTTGCCTTCGTCGGTGATGATTTCATCTTCGTCAGAGAAGCCGAGTGCGCTTCCTGCTTCCAAGTCCTTGTTCACCAAGGTAATCAGGCGACAACGACGACGCTGTGGGTGCTGTGAAGGTTGGAGTTTGTTCTCTCGCTTTGCCTTCTTGTCATCGTCGTCTTGTATTGGCGCAGCCCAACCACAAGTCTCAACGCCGATACCGATTTCGTCTGCGTTTAGGGTCTTTCCCCCTGCGAGGTCAAGTGCGTCGTACACATCACCTGATGTGACAAGAACACGACTAAACCCTTCTGCCGAGATAGCGAAGATACGAGCCTTCTTCATCTCATAGGGGTCGTCGTGGTGTGTGGCTAGTTCGTGCCACACCTCTGTTGCTGTTTCTGTTAGTGGTTTCATCTACCTTTCCCTTCTGTGTAGTGGTAGCAAGGTACAACCTACAAGGGGCAACTATGGTCTGTCAAGTCATTTCATTGTGGTTTCCGACACTCGCTCGCAAGGCTCGCCTAACAAGTTATCTGTAAGGCGCACCTAACATTGTTAGCATTTGCGCTAACACCCAGACGACCTGAGTTCTTCTGGGACATCTGGGGACATCTGCCCGGGGCTGTCAGGTGTCCCCCATCTTCTACTTACCGACGGTGGCGTATGAGTGGGTACAAAGAAGAAGGGCGCACCCCCCTTTCGGAGAGTGCGCCCTGTTCTGGGGGTCGGGAAGTAGAAGGGTGAGACTACCCAACCAACCCAGAAATGTCATCAGGAACTTTGTTCTTGCCCAATGCGAACATGAGTGCCTGTGCTGAAACGCTGTATGATTTCGTGAGTTCGGCTATGAAGTTTTCTTTTGCTTCTTCATCATCACCTGTCATCACGGCTTCCATTTTTGCCATGAAGGTATCAAGGTCAAGTTCGCCTTTCTCAGACTTGTGAGTTATTGCTTGCCAGCACTCTTTCGTCACCTTCATCATAAATGACTTCCCCATGAACTCTGCCACTTGCTTTTTCATCTTCTTGGCTACCTTCTCGTCTTTGGGGCAGTCATCTGTGGCAACTTGCCACACGGTAAGGAAGTTTGGAACTTTCTTCATGTTGAGAGAAGAAACATCTTCTGCCGTGATGAGTGGGTTATCGGAGTTATTTATGGCTTCGCTTGCTTCGTTGAGGGTATCCCACGCTTGGCAATACTTCATAAACGCACCAAAGGTGTCTGCCACAAGACCCTGTGGCTTGTCATCTTCGCCACCGTCGCAATAGGTGTAATCGGCTTCTTCGTACATAGGAAGTCCGTCATCACCGTACTTGTAGAAACAGGTAGCCGTGACTGCTTCGCCCGTACTTGTGAACAGGGTTGCGATAATACCTTCGCACACATCAGTATCAGGCTTCTCGGCAAACTCTTTTTCCAGAGTTCCACGAGGTGCTGTTAGGTCTTGCTCGGTGATAGTGGCTCGTCGGGCAAAGCCTTCGGTGATAAACATAATCCACACGAAGTTGGTCATGCCTTCTTGGTGAAGGTCGCTCAACGCATAGGGAAGTTCATCAACAGGGTGATTATCGCTTATGTCCAAATGAACAACAGCACCACCTATTGCCTTGTTGCCTTCGTCATCTTCTATGGGAACACCGACTACGAGGAAAGGTGATACATCAGACGCACCCTTGTTCTCTCGGCACATTTCCGTCTTGTTGTGTTTGACCATTTCTACCGTCTGGGTAGCACAGCCAACTAACATTTCTCTGTTCATTACATAACCCCTTCTATTGGTTATTGGTTGTGTGTAGAGTGTAAGTAATAGGCATACAGAAGTCAAGTCACTTATTGTGTTATTCGTCACCTAGCCACTTCTCAACGGCTTCGTCGGTCATCAGGTTCGCTTCATCTTGCGCCACCTTCGCTTCCCACTCGGCTATGCCCTTATCGGTGTGCTTGCTCAACATCTTTGCTACTTCTAACAGGTTCGCTATGTCCTGCTCTTTGTATTCGTACTCACGGCGCACAAGCGTCACAATACGGTCTGAAATGGCTTTGTGGACTTCGCACATCTGCTGAAAGGTCAGAGTGATAGTTCCTGTGTAGTTGCTTGGTTCATGTTCCATGCCTTCTTTACGCACAGTACGACCAGATGTGTGATGTGCGAGATTTAGTACGAGATTTAGTACGAGATTTGGAGTTAGTCCAAACCAGATGGCAACTGAGCCGTCGGTTGCTTGGAAGCCCCGACCCACGCCGCCGCCAAACGGGGCTCGCACTTGCCGACGGTGGTGTATGAAGGGCAGGGGGGGATTTAGCACTAAGTCACCGAGCGATAGTTGCCACACAAGTAGCGATTAGATACAATAGGTACATGAGCAAGCGCAAGATACGAGCCACATGGTCTGACCAAGACCGTCAGGCGTTCGCAGACGGGTTCAGGTTTCGTGCTGTGCGCTTCTTAGACCGACGCAAGCAGACTGCCAAGTACCTGTGTCGTGACCGTGTTTCACGCTTCCGTGACGAGTGACGAAGTTCACACGCTAATACCTTGACATTGGGTAGTGCGCCCTGTACCTTACATAGTGTCATACACACCTACAAGGAAGGGATAGCAAATGACACTATCAGCAGAACAAACAGCCCGACTGTTTCTGAACGCCCGACAAGCGTTTATGGAAGCAGAGAAGGCAAAGAAGGAAGCCGAAACGGAACTCCGTAAGGCTCTGGCAAGCGTCGGAGTGAACGAAGTAGTCGTAGATGGTCAGTCAGTCCAAATCGTAGATGTTCTCACCGTCACCTACGACGCAGACAAGTTGGCACAGGTAGTCAAGCCCACCGTGTTCCGTAAGGTCACGAAGGCAGTCGTGGACAAGGACTTGATGAAGTCGGCTCTCGCAGTCGGTCTTATTGACCAACTCACGGCAGACGAAGTTTCTACCGTCAAGCCGAGTTCACAGGTGCGTGTGTACGCACTCTCACCCGACGCTAAGAAGTCACAGGTGGCAAGCACCACCACTTCCAAGAAGTCGGCGTAATCCCCAAGCAGGTAGTGACGCACTCTGGCTTTATTGTCGGGGTGCGTCACAATGCTTGACAAGTAATAAATGAATAACTACTATCGCAGTACCTACCAACTAACACTTACAAGGAGTAAGCGAAATGACAAAGACAAAAGTAGCAAGTAATCTGCCGAAGTGTTGGCAGACAGTCCAAGACGCACTAGAAGCAGGAATAGACCGTGTAATCCTGTTCGGCACAGCAGGTGTCGGCAAGACCTACGCAGGTCTGAACTACGGCAAACTTGATGGTGGCGCACACCGTCTTATTTGTACCGACGAAATGACCAACGCAGATGTGACGGGTTGCTGGCAACCAACAGCGTCGGGTTCTTGGTCGTGGCTGGAAGGCGCAGGTATCAAAGCGTGGAAAGGCAACGGCAAAGTCGGTGGTCGTTTGGTCATTGACGAAATAGACAAGGCTGGTGGTGATGTGTTCGCAACACTTCTCGCCATTACCGACACGCCAGAGAGCGCACAATGGGAACACCCACAGACACACAAGGTAATCAAGCCATTAGAGGGCTTCTCCGTTGTGATGACTACCAATGTTGAGGACATGAACGAGTTGCCAATGGCACTCAAAGACCGTTTCCCCGTTGCTATTCGTATCAACGAGCCACACCCCGAAGCACTCTTGCGTATGAGCGAGGACTTGCGTGACTACGCTCGTCAGATGTGTGACGCTGGTGAGCGTCGTATCTCGTTGCGTTCTTTCTACGCATACGACAAGTTGCGAACTTCACTAGGCGCAAAGAAGTCGGCAGAAATCGTGTTCGGCAACCGAGCAAAGTCGTTCCTTGACGCTATCCAAGTGGACACAGGCAAAAAGGTTGTCTGATGTCCAAGAACGAAACAAATAACGGCTATCAAGTAGTGGGGGTCACAACCCCCACTCAGGTAGTTCCAGACGCAGAGATGTTGCGTCGTAATGACACCAACGCTGGTAAGTGGACTATCCACTCGTCTAGCGCACAGGCAGGTGAGCCAAAGACGGCAGTAGCAGAGCGTCAGATGTTCGTTCCAACTTATGATGACGAACACTCACGCCATGTGCGAGCGCACGAAATGTTCCACGCCAAAGTTTCACCAACTACGAAACAATGGGAAAAAATCTGGACTAAGCGAGAGTGGGCAGGCGAGCGAACACTTACGGCTTGCGAGGAGTTGCGAGTAAATACGCTTATGCGTGACGCTGGCTTTGAGCCACACCTACACTTACAAGACGGTTCGGAAATGCGAAATGGTATCCAAATGGCTACGCATAACGACTTCCAAACAGCAGTCTTGGCGAGTATCTCGCTAGGCAACACGGCTGGATTAGAGCCGTTTCTGGCAGGTGTCGGACAGGTTCGCCCAGAGTGGGTAGATGTTCTTTCTAAAATCACGGAAAACGGCGTGAAGTTCTACAACTCTATTCGTGAACGCAACGACAAGGCAGACAAAGAGGAACAAGAGTGGCGAAAAATCCCAGACCTTTCTGCCACAGGGAGTAAAGCACCCGAACACGGTTTCGGCTACACAGAGCAACTCGCTAAGTGGGTAGAAACAATGGTCGGTGCTATCGGAACGCCACCACCAAAGCCAGAAAAGACCAAAGAGGGCGCAGAGAGCAAGGGCGAGAAGTCTGGCGAGGGCAAGAAGTCCGACGAGGGCAAAAATGATGACGGTGACGGAAGTGAACTGTCTAAGTTGCTAAAAGCCATTTCCAAGTCGGGCAAGTATCACCGAGAGGAACGACAGAGTTGGGGTCGTGGCACAGTACCTAATCGTGGCGCACCTGACAGTTGGGGAACGCTAAAAATCGGTACGCCACCATTGGTGCGTAATGTCATTGGTGCTATCGGCAAAAAGCGTATTGCGTCACCGACAGGTCGTAATCCACGCCGTATGTCTCGCCTACTGACAGACCCAGAGCGTCGTATCTTTGACCGTATCGTGAAAGGTGAAGGTGGAGTGGTACTCGTAGATACGAGTGGCTCTATGTCTTTGTCGGCAGACGAAGTGAAACAAATCGTGCTTCACGCACCGTCGGCTCTCGTAGCGCAATACTCTGGTGGTCGCTCATCACGCCCGAACCTGTATGTCATAGCGAACAAGGGCAAGATGTGTGAGAAACTTCCTAGCCCGAACGGTATGAACGAAGTGGACTTACCAGCGTTGCGTTGGGCAGTCAAGAGCAAGCAACGCCCAACTTCACCTGTCATCTGGGTTTCAGATGGTGGAGTGACGGGGAAGCGTGATACTTGGTGTACCGACTTGGTAATGGAAGTTATCAAGTTCTGTCAGAAAGAAAATGTCTTTGTCGTACCAACGCCAGCAGACGCAATAGAACTTCTGAAAAAAATCCAACGCCGTGAAAAGGTCACAAGTGTTATTCCCGAACTATTGGCGAATACATACAAAGAAGTGACCAACCGAACTCTCGTCTTGCGATAGAGCCGAGATAGGGCTAGTCGGGGAAAACACGCTTACTCCCCCGACTAGCCCGAAAAAACACGCAATAGGAAGCGATTACAGCCGAGTTAGCGAACGACTTGATACATAGGTAGGGGCATAAATGAGCGACATACCAAAGGTGATACGAGTAGTTCGTATCTGGAAATACGACACAGACGAAGTGCGTAATGAAATCAGCGAGATGAACGGCGAGCCAGCCACAGACGCAGAAGTGCTTGACCTGATAACGGAGTGGACTTACGAGGACTTCTACAAGCCTGTTGGCGAAGGCGAACTAATGTGGCTTGATGATGAGACAGGAGAACAAGTCAATGTCTGAACAAACTCTCACGCCAGAGGAACGCAAAGAACTGAAACAGCAGTTGGAACACGCACTCGCACAACCAGAAGGAACGCTACAACGCTCGCTTGGTGAGATGTTGATAAAACTCAACCCACCCATTGACTAGTGCTTACCTATTGACGGTGGCGTATGACTTTACTTGTTAGAGAATAACTGCTTGTCGTAAGAGCGAAACACTACATAGATGTACGCTACAACGACGCACCAACGGTACGACAGGATTTCAGTAATCACATCTGCTTGTCTAAGAACCAAAAGCAAACACCACAGCATTAGCCCATAGATAGCCCCTGCTAACGCCAACCCACCAAGAGTTGTAAGCAGAATACTGCTTACCGTCTTGTGATTTGGGTCTGGGTGTGGTCTGACTTTGGGGAACTGATTAGGCATTTGTCAGAACACTTGTGCGACGAAGTATCTGGTGAACTCTCTGCCGTGACAAACCGTATTCATCAGCAATACTTTGTAGCGAGCGACCTGCGTTTCTAGCGTCAAGCATGGCTTCATCTCTCTGAGCGTCGCCTGTTGGCCCCGGCTTGCACGGCCCCCAAGACCAACGCGGGAACTGCTCGAGTTGAGCCTGTCTGTCCTTCACTAACTTTCCACCCCTGTATTTCATGCGAAGATAACTCACCCATGAGCCAAGTGACACAACAACCCCATCAACTTCCACTTTCGCAGATGCTGGAACGAGCGCATGACCATTATTGGACACGAATAGTTCCAAAGCCTTTATGTTTCTTGACCATTTCTCTGTTGTTCTCATAGTCAAGAGGCTAATACAAAGTTGCCTTACGTGGCGGACGTCGCCGCAGCCGGCCGCAGCTCGAGCCGGTTCTCCGGTGAAACCGCGTGTTTACGGGGCTCGCATCCGACATCCGGTTTATCGACGGTGGCGGATGACCAGGCGCTCGAGGAAAAATCCTTCGAGTTGCAAATTGCGATTATCACCTGTACTGTGCACAGCCGAAAGGAGAAACCATGAAGACATACACAAAGCAAGATGTTGAGAAAATCAACCCCAAAAGCCTTATTGGCAAAACTGGGCTCATGACTCTGGACGACCTTACTGTCGGTGTGAATATCACTGATGCTCGGGTTCGTTTCGGGCACATTGACCTTCTTGTTGAGCCGATTAATGGCTCAGGCGAGAAGTGGGTGGAAAAGCACCGCGTGACAACAGTCACTAAATAAATACTTGACACGTAATAGTGGTGGTGTGTAGGGTGCACCCCACAGTAACTATCTAACTAAGGAGAATCATGCGAGAACTATACCTACGTCTTGAAGTCCCCGATGAGGTTGACCCAGAGGAAGTTGTTGAGACTATGTCTCTTGATTACTACTACGGGAATCGTGAAGTAATGGAAGAACGCTTTCCCGACCAAGACATCATGAGCAAAATCATTATTCACATAGTTAAGGGGGAAGTCAATGTCGTCGCTCAGTGAAGTTAAAGAAAGTCTAGAACACGCCGTTCATGTTTTGAACGGGATTCTGGATGATGTTAAAACTGGTGTCTACACCAAAGAGCAAGCAGCGCTTGATTATGAAAATCTAATGATGACCGAGGGTCTTGATTTCATTTCTGCCATCTTGGATTATTCGGAATCGGAGGAAAATGCTTAACACGCCAATCAACAGCACACCACGTACGGTTAAATTAATTTCGCTTCCTGGGACAAAAATGCCATGGGGAATCAGTATTTTGTTTACCGATGGTGAATCTTCCAAATCAATTGATTGGTTCTTTGATTCAGAAGAAGAGATGCACGCAGCACAAGAGATGTGGGAAACACTGATTTATGCTGCAGGTGAATTCAATTCAGCAATTGATGACGAACAAGAGGACGAAGATGATTCTGAATAACGAAACCCGTGAAAAGGTTTGTCATGCGTTCATGATTCTTTATGCCCGTGCATATTTCTTTAAACAGGGATATCGAAACGGCGGTCTGCCGTGTTGGCATTGCCGATTCATTATGGCGGACAAACTAGAAGCCTTGGGTCCGTTTTATCCCGTATGGATTAACTGTACAAACCCCGAGTATGGAGGAGTAAAGAATGCTGGCTGCAACTGGGGGGAAGTATGACTTGCTATGACAAAGAAGAGTGCGTTGACTGCGGCGTCAACTGCATGGAAATTAATGAGTACTACATGGTTACCCATGCGTGTTGGAAACGAGCGGGAATGGACCGCTACGGGGGGATGCTCTGTATCGGCTGCCTAGAGAAGCGCCTTGGTAAACAACTGCAGCCGCGCAATTTTATAGACTGCCCGCTGAACTGGCGCAACGTATGCATCCCCGAATACGCGTCCATGCGACTGGCGTCACGACTACTCGGCGGCCCGAATTCGAAGTGGCGTAAAGGCGCGCTCGAGGTTCTCGAGTCGATGGTCCGCGGCGAAAACGAATTGTTCGAATCCAAGACTCTAATTTCGCTTGGTTAACCGAACGGTGGTGGATGACTTGACAAACAATTAATTTAAATGTAAGGTATTAAAACTAATAGCCATCAAAGAGGAGGCTTAAGCAATGTCCATTGGACCAACCACCGCCACGGGGGAGTCAGAAATCCGAGCCCGTGTCGAACTCACTGAGACACATTTAATTACGCGTTATTACTCCGTCTGCGAAGGAGACTTGCCAGAGAACTGGAGCAAACTCTCCCCGGATGAGCAGGCAATATTTCTCAAAATTAACTCTCGCCATATTCGAGATAATGTCGATGAAATTCAAGAACGCACGGACGGCGTCTATTTGACTTGGGACAAGAGTCATCCCCAGTGGACGGTTACCTTTACGTACACAAACACTGAAGTTGTCTCGGCACCCAATCGAGAGGCTGCAATTGAAGTTGCACGAGATGCAATCGCCCGAACATACGGCAAAGACAATCGAGACGGCGCTGCGCGCGTGCTGGGTAACGCGGACGTTGATGTCGAGACTGGGAACTACGGAATATGAAAACGTTAACTCTTCCGCGAGAATTCGCGACCGGTGTCTACGTGGCATCGCCAGACACTGGGAAAGAACGCGTGTACATGTTTGAACGAATCATCGATGAGGAGTACGAACAGGTAAACGCCTGGTTGGCTGCGCATCCTGCAGCAGGTCCTGAGGAGATACTCATCATGCTTCATGACATCGCACTCGAGTGGGCGGCTGAAGACCTTGGCTTCGACGAGCTCGACGTGCTGTCCCCTCGAGCGGCCGCTAAATTGGAAATCGCATATGCAAAATAAAAGTATCGCTAGCCGAACGGTGGTGGATGAACCTCATGATTGACAAAGAAAAAGTAAACGCGTCGATGGAGTCTGTGTACATATACGACAAGTTGACCGGTGCCGGCTTTCCACTCACTGAAGACATCATGTGCGTTGATATCTCTGATTTATCTCCGGATGAACGCCTGGCTATCTCGGCGAATCAAATGGACGACGTCATAGCAAAACATGGCACTACGCTGATTAGTCAACTAGTATTAGCTACTGAGGTCCTTGGCTTCGTTTTAAATGAGCTGTTTGCCAATCAGCCGCAGCACGTGCAAGACCAAGTCATGTCCAGCGTTAAAAGCGCGCTACTGAAAATTACACGTCCAGGAGGGGACAATGCATCTTCATGAATCTATGAACCTTCGCGAAACACTGCAGGTGGTGCGCGCTACCAAGGTATACCCGGTCAGCCGGCTGCGAATCGGTTCTCCATGTAAATTTATTCGAAAGCTGGACCTGCTGGTCCACATCGTGGTGCCCGAGCTCATCGAGAACATCATGCCGCGCTGCGCGCGTTACCTACGTAAAACATCGCCTCGCTGGGGCCGAAGCTGGAGGGGATGGTAATGATTAACTACATCGTATTCTGCGTAGTATTAGCTTGCGTGCTAGCGAACTAATAAACAATGGTGTACTATAAAAAATCATGAAAGAAAGCAAGACCAAATATTGGCGCTGCCCGATGTGCAGCCTCGAAGTGACGACACACGTTGGAATAATCGGCTCGCCGGAATGCGGCAGCAAGAGTCACTCGACTAAGCGCGTCGCAATGGAGCAAGTTAAAAAATTAATCTCCGTTTAGGAGTATCGCATACCAATTGACGGTGGCGGATGATTTGTGGTAGAAATACCAGATGCTTACACTTACCTCATGGAATGACGCCGCTGCACAAAAAACTAAAAGTATCTTCGGGGCTGTTGAAGACAACCTCGTCGTCGTAGCTGGTATCCGCCAGTCCTTCGAACGCCTTTCTACGTCATATTTTCGAGACACCGCGTTTGATTCGACTGAAACTAAAACAAATGTTCATGCACTCTGGCGAGAGGTTGGTGCAAAAGCAATTAAATGGGGCAAAAGCAACAACATCGACATCACACCGGATGCTCTGGTTTCCACGTTGATTCGCAAGCAGCGGGACTATGGACACCACAACATTGCTAAATACGGCCGCCAGGGCCTCATCATTCGAGTCCACGACAAACTCGCCAGGTTAGAGAACTTGACGAAGAGTGGCACAATTGTCTCAGCCCAAAACGAACCAATTTCTGACACAGTTCTTGATATTGCCGGCTACTCAGCAATCGGCATGATGTGGGAACACGACTTGTTCTTATTGCCTCTCGTGTAAAAAGTGTGGTGGGGGGAGTCATTAGACCACCTACCAATCCTCTAACTGCAACCCCCACCACGTGCTGTGAGGGAAGAGAAGGGGAAAACCCCTCGCAGCACTGTTAAGAGTAGCTCTTCCGGTTTTCGCTGCGGCGGAACCCCAACGGGGCTTTCATTTGCCCTAAATCTTCGACGGTGGCGGAAGAGCCGGCGGCAGGATTACAAGAGCTGTCATCAATCGACGCCCAATACACCTTAAACGTGCGGCAAAGTCAACTCGTCATATCGGGCTGAACGATTCTCATTTTCCGATAGAGCAGTAAGTACTACAACAAGTTTCCCTTCGAGAATGCGGCAGCTAACGCTGCGCATTTCGAGGGGTGAATCATATTTTTGGAAGAAGGATTGTTTTACCAACACACCCACAGACGAGCTGTATCGTCTTCCCAGTTACTGGTTGTACTCGTATCCCAACCAGGTGTCATCCCCGTGGATAACTACTAACCCAAATAGAAATATAGCTAAAAAAATTCAACCGTGTCAAGGACCACTTTTGGTGACTGTTGTCACATATTGACAATTGTGTCTAGAGTCTGTATCCTGGCCGGCATGCCTACTGCTAAACGCCGCAAAATACCCCAGCAGGTCCTCGAGCAGGCCGCCACAGTCCCTACAGACGTCGTTACGGCCCTCTGGGAGCTCTGGAGGGGTGTACACACGGCTAAGAACGGCAGAGGCAACAAGCTGAACCCAAAACGCGTAGAAGACATCTCCGTCGCTGTAATTGCCTATGGATTCGAAGCGTGCGTGCGCGCAATCATAGGAAGCTACTTCTCCCCCTGGCACATGGGCGACAATCCTGCACAAAAGCGCTACACGTCCATTCATCTAGTTCTTCGATACGGCGAACAGTGGCGAGTAGCTAAGTTCGGAAAGCTCTATCAAGAAAACCTACAAGACGCGCAAGAGCTACGCCGGCAACATGGGACACTGGTAAACGAGGTAGTGGAACGACCTAGTATTAGTCCGACGGTGGTAGAAGAAGTAGCGGAGGCAAAGTAGTGGACGAAAAAGAACTAGAGAAAATTGTTGTACAAATCCACATACACTGGAACTCCGCCCTTACGAATGTAGCCAATAAAAGGAAAGAGATACTTGAGGTGTGGAGTAGTGCATTACATGATTTACCTCATGATGCGATTGCCCGCGCAGTGCGTGAACTTTCATTAACAGAAACATTCATTCCCCGCCCAGCACAAGTACGCAAAAAAGCAATCCAGATTTCCGGTAAATTAGTTCCACCACCTGAGCCGGCAGCAGCCTGGGTGGAAGTACAGAAGCTCGCTAGAAGCGTCACCAGCGGAGCTGTGGACTTAAAATCAATCGACCCGTGTGTGCTTGCAGCTATTCACAAGATGGGTGGAATAGCAGACATCGCCCACAACACAAACGGCGACAGGACGCAATTCTTTGACGTGTATAAGACTGTTGTAACAGAATGGGAGTCCCAGGCATACGCCTTTGTGGACTAAGATTCGCCTATGCGCAAACGCATGGGGAGACCAACAAAAACAGCTACTGGTAAATTCTCTACTATTACCATTCGCATTCCGGCAGATAAGAAAAACTTCATAACCGATTTGGCTGATGGCTACGACATGACCATCACTGAATATCTGCTCACACTTGTGGAACGCGATGCCTCTCGAACCCCAACGCGCTAACGACCCAGACGGCAAGTACAACCTAAACGTCGTCATACCTGGTTGGCTCAAAAACCAAATCGTCGACCACTGCAAAAAGCTTGGCGTCAGTATTCAAGACTGGGTGGGCACGCGCATAATGCTCGACATACGTGAAGAGCGAGGATTGCCGGCCGCACCAGAAGCTGTAAAGGGAATACCAGACGTGGTAGACGTAGTACGTGAATGGGTTACTGGCGAACGATTAATACAACCCTGCGGAAAAACTGACTGTAATCCGGAGTGGCAGCAACTACAAAAGATGAAATTCTGCAAAAAATGCGGCGTACGCGGACTTTAGCGGTGTTTTAATCGCCCCACATTTGCGAGAGTGTCGGTCTAGTCGGTCCAACGCCTCTCCTCTTCTGTTCTGTTTGTAGCTGTCTGGAAGTCATCCCTGCCCAGATACCGTGCATGTCTGCTACTGGAAACTCCAGTGCGTAGTTAAGACACTGAGTCGATACCGGACATGCTGCGCATAGTGCTCTGGCCTCTGGAATGTAGCTAATGTCCTTATGGGACCTAGGAAACATCATGTGTGTCAAGCCCTTACACTCAGCGAAGTACATCCAGCCTTTATCTTGGATATCACTTGCTGTTGGTGCGTTTGTTATTTCTTGTTCGTCCGGCATTTTGACTAACTTTCTTTATCGGTATCGGTTGTTTGTCTTTCGTGCCGGAACTATCTTGTACATAGGTGTGGTATGGAGCACCTGTGTGAACATCGTATTTTGCTGCTGTTGATATGGCTTTTGTGGCTACACCTCTTGCTGCTGGTATGTCAAGTGACTTTTTCTTATTGAGTAGGACGTGAAGCGCGCCTAGTGCGTAGTCTCCACCTGAGCCAATTGCGTAATACCCATTTGAGTCAGAGCACCATGCATAGTCTCCGTCAAGCACATATACAACACCATGTATCACTACTAGAACGGTTGAATCATGTTGTGCGATATGGGAAGCTTCTCGTTCTGGAGTGGCGTATCCCTGCTTTTCAAACGTTTCCCTCAGTACTGGTATGAACTTATTGGTAATGAAAGCGTCAAGCTTTTTGCCCTTCAAGTTGCTTGGAGGTGTAGGTGGAGTGAATGCGTGATGCAGGATATTGATTGCTCTCACGTCTCCAGCTGCCCCCAGAAGATAAGGTCCATTCTGAGAGACCTTGGATAGATTGCCACCCAAATGGGAGATAGCTGATGTTGCTCCGTTCTCCATCATGGAAACGATTCTTGAGTCGGCTGTTACTACAGCAAAGCCATCTCCCTGTATTGCCACTATGGTTGTCATCTCTAGGTGTTCCTCTATTCTTGGGTAATGCGTATTCGGTATTCAGGAACCGCGATGAAATAATTGCGGCCGGAGGGACCTACTTGGCTTTGTACTCTATTCCACGAAGCATTCCCCATCCGCTGTAGATGTGCATGGCTTCGTAGGAGAACTTGTGGTCGCCCTTGTCTTCGTAAGAGACGACACCTAGGCCCTGTTGCCAGTCTTCGACAACAGTTAACGGGCGTCCGTCGAGGTCGATTCCACCTTTTGTGGACGGCACAGCGCCATTGACTTTAGCGAGACAGCCAGGAGATGCCGCCATAATGGTTTTGGCCCCCTCGAAGTCTCTTCTGGTCTTGAACGCAGTTTCTATGCGGTGAATGTGTCCATAGAGGACTGAAGTCTTCTCGGAGTTGAGATACATGTGAGCAGTTGAGCCGTTGGATTTAACTCTGGTGCCGTGGATAACACGGAGCTTTTCGTTAATCCAGAACTCGCCAGCTGGGTATCCTGGTCGGTATTCAATCTTGAAGTCGTCAAAACGACAGAGGCTTGGAACAGACATTACTGGCCACGACTTAGGGCTATCCCCCTTGCGTAGTCCGAACGTGGCCTTGGCATTGTCTAGGATAAAGTTGGGCAAACGCTCTTCGTGGTTGCCGGCAAGCCATACGATTTTGGCATGTGGAGCAGCAGCTCGAAGTTGCGCCGCCAGGACAGTAGCCCTGTCTATCGACGCTTGGGTAGTGAGCGCAAAAGCAGGACTGGTTCGGTACTTGCCCAGTTCGGGGAAGTCGATGTTGTCCCCTACGCAAACCACGAGTTCTGGCTTGATATCAGCAATCACCTGGAGGGCAACCGAGATAGCGAGTTCGTCATGGGTGGATTCAAGGGTTCCATCTTCTTTTCGGTAGTATCCGATTTGAGCGTCTGGAACGATGACCGCCTGCTTGTAGGGTTTTGTGACCTTTTTCACAGCCGGCATTTTGGGCAGGCTGATTGCTGGGCCTGGTTGAACTACCGGCCAAGAAGGACCCTCTTCAAACGCAGGGCTGAACTGGAAGTGCCAAAGGTCATGGACCTCTGCCTCCCCCTCAAGGTTTTTAATCAACGTCTGAGAGGTTGAGACCTTCTTGATTTCCCCGATATCATCAGGGTCTATACCCTTCTTGCGAAGAGTCTCAGCCAGGGCGCTCAAGAACTGCTGCCGCTGTTTGTCAAGTTCTGGCTTGTGGGCGATTTTGGTCAGTTTGGAAGCTAGTTCTTTGCTCATTTTGTCTCCTTGACTGGAAAGCATTTGCACTGGTCTCTTGTTTCTTCACGGAAGCAATGACGATGCCCGCGAATGGCTTCGCGAGAAATCAAGATTCCTTCAGTTTTTAGGGCATCAGAGATTGTCTTGTCCCCAACCTCACTACTCATTACCTGTCCGAATGCATCTCGAGTGTCGTCATCCATAGTCTGGACAACCTCCCCAACTCGACATGGCATTCGAGACATAAGGTCCAAAAGTGTGTTTTTAAGCATTATTTACTCCCCTTTTGTAGATTGAGCGACACTGTGCGACACTGAATTATTAGGGCGGCGCAATGTGCAAACGTGCATGGTGTATATTAAACCACAGCATTGTAGTTTCGGCAAGGACCATGACTGGGGATTGATTCGAATGAAGGAAAACATAGGAGCTAATAGGCAGTTGTTTACTCCGATAGAACTGCTTATAAAAGAGAGCTCTCACTTGGGGCCAGAAGAGCTGGCAAAAAGGATAGTCAATGCTGTATCTAGCACTCAGGGAATTAGCTATAGCGTCACAGAGGAAATAAGCCTGCTGACTGCGCCGGCTCGCGTACTTATCACGGTTGTTCAGCAGCCGCGAATTACCGTGAGAGCGCTGGCGATTTACTTGGGGGTTTCAGAGGCGGCAGTCTTGAAATCATTAAAAATGCTCTTAGACAACAACCTCATAGCAAAGACAAAAGTCAACGGAAAAAATAATTACTCAATTGTTAAAGAATCGTTCGAAAAACACAGTGATATCACTCATCTTTTGGCTGCTGCCAGCACCATCGAAAAGATGGGACAATCAGTAGAGGATGACGACATCTTCCAATGACCCCTATGACATTTTGGAAAGACTTATGAATTACCGTCCAAATAACTACCCAGAAGCAGAAACCAACCGAAGAGCAGCCGCGGAAATACAGAACTTGAGAAAACGCCTTGAAGAATCAGAACGGAGAAATTCAGAACTCTCTAGTAGGGTGGAAGAATTACTTAAGGAGAAAATTAATGGTTGGCGTCGATAACCCAGAAGAGAAGGATAATCTTGATGCGGCCGTAGATGCCGTAGCCAGCACAATGTCCTTTAGTCGAAAGAAACATGGCGCCGGAAATCCTGGTGAACCAACGCAAAAGCAGGTGTTGATTCGCGCTACAGAAAAAGACCATGAACGCTGGAAGCAAACCGCGGAAATAAAAGGTCTATCATTGGCTGAAATGGTAAGGGAACTGTGCAACAAGGCCGCTAGCGAAGCGCTTGACTGTCAGCACCCGACGGAAATGCGCAAAACATACCCTTGGGCCGACATTTGCACCAAGTGCAACACAAGGTTAAGGGGTTAATCTATAATGGAAACCATGACTCAGGAGATTTACTATAAGTCTTTCAATGACTTTCTCGCTGACGCGAGCATAGTTTACGAAAAGTTGAAGGGCGATGGATTCGGCTACCGCTACGGGCAGGTGTATTTCAATCTCTTGTGGGAGCACCGACCTGATATTTCAGAGAAAATACGCGGAACATCGCTGGACCCATTCCACAAAGACACTGTGCTTTCTGCTACTCATCAATTTGTCGAAACATCGTGGTAAGACAGAATGTCTGTCAGGGTTATTTCCGGTTTGGGTATAGGCGACATTCCTCGTACGCCTGCAACCCCTTTCACCGATGAACCAACCCCTGTTGCGGACGGAATACTCCTAGAAGAAGCCATCAAGCTGGGTCAGCCATTTGGCTACATACAAGAGCAAGGCGGGCGACTTATCCAAAATGTGGTCCCAGTACACAAACTTGAACTTGACCAAATTTCATCCTCTTCGAAGGTGGAGTTGGAGATGCATACGGAAACTGCATTCCATCCCTACATGCCTAAATACGTCTTGTTGCTTTGCCTGAGAGGTGATATCACGGCAGAGACCACTTATGCGGTTTTGGACGACATACTTAATGGCCTAGATGAATCGGTGATATCAGCATTGAAAACTGATAGCTTTTATACAAGCATCGACCAGAGCTTCCGCACCAACACTGAACCGAATACATTTATTCGTAAACAGATTTTAAGTGATGATGAACAGAAACTTGTTTACGACTCCACACTGATGAAACCAATAGGGGCGGAAGCAGAACACGCTCTAGCTGAAATAAGCAAAGCGATACAAAGAGCGAAACGCAGCGTCGTGCTGTCAGCGGGTGACTTACTAGCAATAGACAACCATCGCACCGTGCACGGACGAAAACCATTTCAGCCAAGGTATGACGGAATGGACAGATGGGTAAAGAGATGTCTGGTTCACGATAGCTTCCCTCCGGACGGCGAATACAGTGGGCGTGTCATCACGACAACACTCGAACAGTTTGGCATGCCTGAATTAGAGTTGAGCCATGCGTCGGTAGCTCAATCGGATAGAGCAACAGACTTCTAATCTGTAGGTTGCAGGTTCGATTCCTGCCCGACGCGCCAAACGCAACCAAGGAGAAAAAATGAGTGAATTCGGTTTTGTCCGGCTCGACGGCTGCATGGCAGACGACCTTTCAGTGGTCAACTCTGCTCGAGTTTCTTTTGCCCAGTCATCAGAAGAACTAGATGATAAAGCAAAGGGACTTATCAATTTCTTAATGAGGGAAAGACACGGAACCCCATTTGAACATAACTCGTTTAGATTTCATGTCAAGTGTCCGCTGTTTGTTGCCCGAGAATGGTTCCGCCACCGCATTGGTTCATTCAATGAGTTTTCTGCAAGGTACAGCTTTGTTGAAGACGATTTCTTTGCGCCAGAGAAAAAGCATGTGCGCACTCAAGCCGGCAAACCGGGGGCGTATAAATTCGAGCCCGTCGAAGAGCAATTAGCCGAACACGCGATTCTGCACATTGAAGAAGTAAACGCGTACTGCTACGAGGCATATCAACAACTGGTCGAAAAGGGTGTGGCAAAGGAGCTGGCAAGAGTTGTTCTGCCAGTAAGCATGTATACGCAGTTCTACTGGACAGTCAATGCCCGGGCCCTAATGAACTTCCTTTCGCTCAGAAATCACGACGCTGCTCAGATTGACATTCGTCTCTACGCAAAAGAAGTTGAGGAAATTTTCAAAGGACAAATGCCCGCCACATACGATGCATGGATTAATAACGCCCGTGTGGCTCCATAAAGAACATTGGGGAGTAGCTCAGTTGGCAGAGCAGCGGACTGTTAATCCGCTTGTCGTAGGTTCGAGCCCTACCTCCCCAGCCAAGGTGTAAAATACACTAATGAGAGTTTGGATTGACCAAGACCTATGTACTGGAGATGGCCTGTGCGCAGAAATAGCACCAGATGTTTTTCACATGATGCCAGACGGTCTTGCGTATGTAAAAGAAGGGGACAAGATTTATGCGGCCGCTGTGGGGAACCCAGAAGGTGCAGCTGGTTTAGCATCTTTCGCAGACGACAGGCTTGACGACGTTATAGAGGCAGCCGAAGAGTGCCCTGGGGAATGTATCTTCATAGAGACAGACAGTTGACACTTTCTTCAACTGTCTTAGTCATACTTGGAACCCTCCTTGCCATGCGCCCATAAGCCATAAAAGAATCTGTCAGAAGACATGAAGCCTCCAAGAACCGCGTGAGCCATCAGAAATAAGTCAACAATTACAAGGTCATGCTGTTGCCACACGTGGACCTGTTGAACGTCCTTATTGTCATATACGCATTCAGTAAATCTTGTAGCAAGCTCCCAGAATGTCCTATTCTGTTCCTCGGTTGGCACCCTGTCATCAAAACGATATAAAGAAAACATATTTGTTTCGTTGAAGAACATGGGGCTCAACCTCAGCGCGTTTCTACCTGAGTGTTCGCAAAACTGCACCGCATTGTAGATGACTGGCTCTTTCTGTGGGTGCAATTCGTCGTCGGCGAATCCGTAGAAAGCGGCAACCTGACACTGCTTTAAAAATGTTTTTTCCTCTTGTGTGAATGTGTCATAAACATCCGAGATATTCGAAAACAGAGTATTTCCGAGTCCTTGCTCACAAACGAACTTTTCCATATTCCACGATGCACCAATAGCTGGATTCTTATGGCCAATGTGTTCAAGGTGCCAGGGTAGGAATATCTCGTCTTTTGTTTTGTCATATTTATTGTAAAGTTCCATCGTGAATGAATGGTTTTCCTCATATGACCAAACATCTTTGATACTGCTTCTCGAATTAGGGAACCACCCAACTGCGTCGCCAAAAAGGCGCATTAAAATTAATTGCTGCTCTCTTGATATTGCAGTACCGCGAAATATGACAATTGCGTCTCTAGAGAATTTATCTATATAGGTCTCTAGGTTTAAAAGTATTGAATCAAAAGATTCAATTTCTACCGGTTCAATTATTTTCTGCGGCATTTTGTTTCCTGGGGTGGTACATTTGTTTATATTGTATACTTTGTAACCCACAGCCCTTGTAGCTCAGTGGCAGAGCAACCGCCTTGTAAGCGGTAGGTCGTCAGTTCAATCCTGACCGAGGGCTCCATGTTTAATTAAACAAAAAACTACCTATCAACAGGACGGCCCCAATCAGTGGACCCGAGCCAATCCAGACAAGCAATGAAAGCACACTTGGGGTATCGAATTTTCGGGGATTTGGAGAAAAGGACACTACATGCCCCAATTGGAAAGCCCGCCTTTTGAATTCTCCATCAGCCATCGAGCAAACTTCAAGTTGCAATCAAGTGTTTTGAGCCCTTGCATGCGATTTTCAATAGCCCACTCACCACACACTTCTGCCACTCGCGAACGCCATGAGGAATTAACCTGAAGAAGACCGGTATCGTACGACTTATCCCCATTTAGGTGATACGTCATATTTCCATTGGAATCCCACTCCGCGTTCTGCGCCTTGATGCGGCAGCGGCTCTCTCTCCATGCAATGTAGGACCATGTCTCAATTGGGAATAACCCATAGTCCGCAAATGCAGCTTCCCATTTCGGACAGCGCTTTTCTGGGTCCTGGGGAACCTCCTTGCGCTTGCCTGGGTGGTCGTTTTTGACTGCAGGATATTTGGGTGATTGCTTGACGGCATCCTGATTGGCTGCCAATAGAGTTTCGACACCACCCTCTTTTGCTGCCCAGCCCTCATATACGATGGCTGGACTGTTGCCTAACGAAATTTCGTTCACAGTCGCCGGACTGGGGATTGCCACTCCAATCATAAAAATCAATACGGATATGGCATAGCCCTGTAATGTGTTCAAATTTTTTTCCTTTGGTCGTTGGATAAAACGCGACGGAGGTGGCTCGTCGATTGGTTAGTTAGTTGCTAACTCCATACATAAATTATACCTCTTCATGTAACTCAATCGTCATTTTTGGGGTGTTTTAGGTCGTTTGTTTACTTGTGCAACCCGCATGGTTATTGGGTTTCAGCGATAAATAAAAAAAATATGCCCATAAATGCAAAAACCCACCCCTTTTGGGGTGGGTAATGCAGGACAAGGCCGTACTAGAACGGTTCTTCTTCCAACTGTTCTTGAGTTGTATTGCGAACTGGCAACTTTGGCTTTACTGCAGCTGGGCGTGTTGCTGTCTTGGTTGCCGTTGACGCAACAGAAGTTTCTCCCTGGCTACCGCCTTTTCGTCGTTCAAACGAATCGACAGAAATGAGCCCTAGTCCAATTTGGTTTGCGGTCACAACATAGGTGTTGCGCTTTTCTCCGGTCTCTTTGTCGTCCCAAGTCTTCTGTTCGATGAGACCCTTGACTGTAACGCGGACCCCCTTTGTCAAAACACGAACCACATCTTCAGCAAGGTATTTCCATGCTTCTACTTTGAAGTAGCTGGTTTGTTCTTTCTTCTCTCCGTTTGCGTCATTCCAGACGCGATTTACCGCGACCGAAAATTCAGCTTTTGCAGTTCCAGAATCGAAATATCGAATCTCTGGGTCTGCGGTCAAATTACCCATAAGGGTGATTTCTGCTGTCATTTATTGCTCCTATTCCTCGTTGTTTGTGCCCGTGGGCTTGATGGATTCAACTATACACAGGTCTTCGGGCTTTTGCAACCCCACTGGTATCCTCTTGGTATGGCACCAGACGCAAACAACGCTCGCTACCAGGTTCTAGTCCACATCCAAGAAAACCTTATGGATATGGTGGATGACGGAAAAATTGCTGGAGAAGAGCTGGTAGAACTCAATAATTCCATGGGTGAAATTGCTGCTGCTGTTTTGGATTGTCTCAGTTTTGAAATCGAAACTCTCGACGAGAACAAAACCGCAATAGCAAAAATCAAACTAAAAGACCTACTCGATTAGCTATTGGGCTAATGCCCAAGCTGAAAAAAATTCGTCAGTGGTTGGGATAACCCAAACTTGACACATGTCGAAACCCATCTGCGGTTCTCCAGTCACTGCCCACGCAATCGAAATTTTTGAAGCTGGTTCACACATTCCAACATTGCACTCCAAACCAAAGCGGTAGATGAACCATTCAACTATGCACTCTTCGGAATGCTTCCTGCAATCCGCGTTGGGTTCCCGGTGAGGGCATTCGAATCCAACTACTACTAAATCGTTTTTTTCTATGCGCAAGCTGATTGAGTGGCCGTCGTTATTCCAAACCAATTCTGATTCATTCTGCATTTGGGCTCCCAGATAAATTTAGAATTAGTGACCCATCTCTTGACGCAGTCGCCCTAACTCAATTTTATACTACTTGGCTTTGAACTCCGTCCAAGTCTTGTCGCCTACTCCGTAGTATTCCCTGGCATAGCCAGACTGGATTATGTCTGTATTTAGACACGCGGTCGTTGGGTCATTAATGTTTTCGGACGAGTAAATCTTTGCCAGAATACGCCCGTACTTGTCATTCTTGTCTGGGATTGTGTTTACAAAAACCCACTCGTGATTAGTAAACCAGTCTTGGGTGAACTGCTTTGCTTTTAAGCCAAGGGCTTTTTCCTGCAGGTCTTTTGTTCGAGACTCTGGAGTGTTAACTCCAAATAGACGGACACGAATTTCATGATGAATTTTAAAACCTAGGTCAATACTTAAATCTACCGTGTCACCGTCAATCACTTTTAGAACCTTTGCTCCGTACCAAAACCTATTCATGGTTAACCCTGTTTTCCTCGACTGTCTCGTCGTCGTTAGTGTCGACAACGTACCGATTGGTGCGCTCATCGAATTTTAGCCATCTTCGAGCTCTGCGCTCGGATAGATTATTTCCCCCAGAGAAAGGGAGATTAGTTTGACTAGGACAACAACCCATCAGCCGCCTCGCAATGCTTCTTGGCTTCATCTAGAACAGCGAACCACCTTGGGTCAATCGTCTCACCAAAATTAGTTAGTTCTCTACATATCTTGTTATATAAACCCTTGTCGCTAAACTCTTTAAATGTCTCCAAGAATTTGTCACTTGAGGTGCTTGTGTGAATATCGTTTGCCGCATAGGGGTGTTTGAACCGGATGAATTCTGCATCCTTCATCGGTACACAAATATTGTAAATCGAGTTCGCGGCATTAGAGAAAGCTATTTCCTCTGAATTTTTTTCTTCCCTAAGTTGTTTTTTCTTGGGCGGTCCAGCCATGTTCTATTCCTCGCTATCTGGAATACCATTGCCGTTTTTATCTTCGGCATTTCTTCCAGTAGATATCATAAGTCCTGCGAGGGTGCCCGTAATGAACGTAGCAACACTTGACAGGACGCCGAAAAACATCTTGTCATTTTCCGCTTGTACGCCAATCGGCTGTGTAACAAATACCAACGCCCAAAGAACGCCCACGGTCGTAATTAGAAGCACAAAACCAAGCATGCAACCGATAATAAACTTAAGCCTTGCATCAAGTTCTGCCGGTGTCAGTCTTGGGCGATTATTCATTCTGTCTAACATTTACGCACCAAATGCCTTAGTGAATCCTTTGCCATTTTTATCAGCCATTTGAATCTCCTGTGTCTCGTGTAATTTCTATGGTTGTTTCTGTCGGGTCAAACCCAAGCAATATTTCGGTGCACATGTTGTCAACTAAACAAATAGGGGGATGACAATTTGGGTCTTCCCAATTCTCTGGGTCCTGACATGAATACCTGTAGCTTCCGTTATATCCACAAGATGAAGTTACAAGAATTAAAAAAACACTAAAAAAAATCTTTTTCATTAGTCTTTTGAAATATTCTTAACCGAATTATCAACCTTATTAAAAACACTATTTATCTCGTCAAGACTCAATTTGCCGTCATTCAAGAAGGCTCTAGACAGGCCCTCGACTACGGTTGCCACTCCGGCGATTCCCGCCATGAATACAGATTTCCAAATTGGAACACCAGCTATTGTGCCGGCACCAACAACACCAAGACCGCTAGCGGCAAAAGTTGCAAATATGCGAAGAACTATGTTTTGTAGTTGTTTCATTATTTGCCTTTCGTTTTGTTTGAGCTTTTTTGAAACTCTTGTTCGGCGTGAGTAGCAAGGTGATTAAACAAAACTTCATCATGTTGCTCAATCTTGTTAGCCAACCGAGAGATATTTTCACCAAGATTGCTTTCAACCCTGTCGATTGAGCGACCCAGATTCGAGCCGATGTCCTCAACTCTTTTGACTAATGCATTATGTTCATTGGTGTTGTTTTCCCACTTTTCTTCATCCTTGCGCCCTCGCCGTTCAATAACTGCAACTAGAACTAGGGATGCTGCACCGATTAGGCCCACAAGAACTTCCATCACAAACCAAGCAATTCTCTAACTTTTGGACCAGCCACAGAGTCTGCTGCAAGCTTATTTGCAACTTTGAATGCCTTTATTGCTGCGTCTGTTGCGGCATCTTTTTGGCCGTTTATTTCCCCCTTATAGAAACCCTTGGCCTTCAATGCCTCTTGCAGCTTCCCAACGTCATCTCCACCTGCTGCAGTGGCTGTAGCAGGCGCTCCACCTGCCGCTGGAGCGGTCACTCCATTTGCTTCCATCCATGCTTTCACTGCTGCTGGCGCGTTATCTCCGTTTACATAGCGCAAGTGCCATGGTTCGCTAGGAACAACTTCCCACGAGAAACCAAACTCTTTTACGTTTGCAATCAGCCAATTGAGACGCTTTGGCTCTGATGCTGAGTGAACGTCAACGGCCAAGCCGAGGTTATGCTGCGATTTACCCGGTGTGGCAAGCATCGCCATGCCCTTCTTGAGATACCAAGTCTTGCCTTCAAATGTCTTAGTGCTGGTTCCGTCCACTTTGTCAAGTGTGTAGCGGCTCAGAAATCCCTTTTTTTGACTTTCGTAATCGCGATATGTATCGCCGCTGGAAGTCGGTTTTAGTTCAACGCCTTCAGCCTTGGCCTTCTCCACCATTGCCGTCCATGCAGATGCGGCAATCCAATGCATTTTCCCACCACCGGGAACAGCTCTTAAAAGATTGGCGGGAAGTTTTCCTGGCTCAACACCCTTAAGGTCCTTTGGAAGGACTACGGGGACGATGTAATTCCATGCAACTTTGCTCATTTTAGCTCCAGTACTTTTAGCTAGCTACATAAGTTTATATTAAAAATAGCTATACCAAAAGCACTGAAACAATTATTCGTCGTCTGGTTCCTTCATATGCAAGTACATGGATGCAGTAAATGCCAAGACCGTTCCCCATAGGGCAACTTGTTGCGTTAATCCAGAGAGGGTGAAGTACATAACCGTAGCACCAGCAAGGGTGAAACCAGATGCCATAACTCCGTAAACAAACTTTCTTGCAAAGTTCTTCCAGTCCATAACTCTCACTCCATCCTCATATTTGTAAATAGATATCTGCTTAATCCAATCTGGGCCTTCGCCTTCGATTGCTCCACCCTCTTCTGTCTCTTCTTCTTCTTTCCGAGCCGCGATATCTTGTCGTGGTGCAGAAGGAGTTGAAGGTCCAGGGGTTGGTATTCCACCAGCAGCAGTAGCCAGAGCCACAGTGCTAGTCACCAAGTTTACCGCAATTACACTTCGTCTTGTACCAACATCTATGGAAGAACCTAATGCGGTATACGTATCAAACACGCCGGCGAACACATTGATTTCTTCTTCAAATGATTCCTTAACATCGGTTGGGGCTTCGGTGAGTGCCTCTGAAATTTCAGCACCAGCCTCTTCGGAAACTTCGGAAACAACTATTGCATTAAACACTGCGGATGCTTGTTCGCCGTCAATGCTTTCAAGAACTTTTGCACTCGTTGCAAGTTCGGTTGCTTGGCCAGACTCAATGCCACCCTCTTGCTCAATCACCAAGGTGACGACTTGTCCAACCTGCTCGCTTGAAATCGTGTCTGATTCCAACACATCCACGATTACACCAACAGACTCGGCGTCTAGTTCATTACCCAAGACGGCGGTGAAGGTTTCAATCAAAACCTCGTTACTTACTTCTTCGTCAAAGACCGCACCAAGAACAGTGTTCAACAACTCTGAGGTGAGTTCGTCTGCCAAAACATCAACGATGAGGTCAATGGTTTCTGCGTCGGAAAGGTCATCGTCAAACACGCTGTCAAAGATTGCTTCTGTTTCTGACGCGCTTAGGTTTGTTTCAAGCAAGTCTCCAAGTACGGTCATAGTGTCCGCAACCGATATATCTTCGTCAAATACGGCTGCCATAACTGTGTCTAGGTCGCCAGAACTAAGCGGGCCATCAAAGATTGACACCAAAGCCGACACCATGTTTTCAGCAGAAGTATTTTCCGAGAATGCTGAATCCAAAACTGCCGTCAACTGTTCGCTGGTGATGTCTGCATCCAGCATCGTCGTTAGTGCTTCAGTGAATACATCTGCCGAAACATCTTCAGTAAACACGGCTTCTAGAACATTGTCAAACTGGGTGTCGGTAAGTTCTGCGCCAAGGAGCGTGTCAAGAACAGCGCCAACCTCGTCAACCTCAATATCAGTAGTGAACGTATCTTCGAGGATGTTGTCCAATATGACTGTAGTGATTGGCTCGTTTTCTTCTATATCGACGACGGTATAATCATCTGGTGGAATTATTATTACTACCGTTTCGGTTTCTGTTGGGTCTATTCCAATTGGTTCTGAATATTCTGGAATTGTCTCTGTTGGCAATTCGATTTCAG